ACGAATAGGAAGGATTACAACTACGCAGCCAGCGATAACGGGCAGTGGCATGATTTGTAATATCAAATACTCTCTGCTCAAGCTGAGACATGTCCTCGAAATACGGTTTGACATGTCCTTCAGCTACACCATTGTTATTTCCTCTTCCAAATTCCGTCATAGACAGCAGATAGAATTTGTCTTTTGTGGTGTAAGAACCGGAAGTATTTCCATCCGCATTCATGATCGTATTGTAGGCATTGATATTTTCAACGGTTCCAATAACAGCCAGGAAAGACGGGTCAACGCCATGCTGGAATCCAGGAAGAGTGTTGTACGTGGAGCTAAGACGGTCCCAATCAGTCTGCGGTTCAAACCACTGTCCTGCCGGCTTATCACTGTTCAGCCACTGACGAATATTCGACTCTCCCCAATGGTTGGATCCATAAGCACTTCTCTGACAGGAATTCAATCCATTGACGCTGTCGCCTCTGATATTCAGATCTCCAAGCTTCGTTCCGGCAGTATCTGGATTTTTGGACATGACCACAGATTCGATCTGCGAAGTTGTGAGCGGATCGGAAAATGTCGTAAGTTTCCACTTGTCTGGCGTATTGTCCGCCATAGAGGCAGGAATAACCAGGTGCCCGCCGGCAGGGACCGTCTGGGTCAAAGTAAATTCAATTTTATCCCCGGCAGATATATTGCTGCCCCATGCGGCTGGAGCTTCAAAATAATATGTCCCGGCGGCAAGTGGAGTCTCGCCTACTTTCATGATAGCTTCTACTCCATCGAAAGGCCTTCCGTTGAAGCCATACTGCAGGATCATTTCCAGATAATCCGCTGTGCTCTCCGTCACAATAAACGGATAGTCTTCGGCGGTTTCAGAAACGATGATTGCATCGCCTTCGATAGGAGCGCCTGTATAGGATATGCCAAGAACAGCAAGTGAAACCTCTGCTTCACCATGTTTCCAGACATGGCCGTCAAACAGGTATTCATAGACCGCCGTCCCGGCGTGGCCGGTGGCGTGGAGGAAAGTATCCTCATCAACGGCCGCAGCTGTTAAGCCGGAACCATGGACCGCGCAGGTAATGCCAGTCTCATGCGCTACGTGGATCAGGGTGCCTACAGGATAGGCCTTTGGTGCCAGTCCTGCATTGACCAGGTTTTTAATCTGGGCATAGGTTACAGTTTCAATGGTTGCGTCGCTTGCAATGGCAATGGCCTCAAGTGCGTTTGCCATTCTGACGCCGGTTTCATCCAGGATAATGGGTTTTACAAGTTCGCTCATATGTCCTCCTTAAGCATTCCACACACAGTTCAGCTTCCCGTCTACTACACGGAAGCCAAATGATTTTACAAGAGCATCCAGATCTGCATACGTTTCCGGAATAGACGCAATGGCCGCTGCCGCTTTGTCATCTATCGCATCCTCTGTGTCGCTCTGCTGAGCCTGGACAGCTGCCACTGCCGTCTGCTCGGCTGCATCGACAGAACTGACACTGCTGATGCGTTTGCCTTCTATATTTGATAATGCGGCTTCTGCCGCTGTCTGTATATCACTCGCCCACTGAGAAAGATTGGACAGCATCTCTATCCATTCTTCTTCTGTCCCTTCGAAGAAACCATTTTCCACAGCATAAGCATATGCAGTTACAGGACCAAGATCTCTTGTCATTTAATAAGCCACCTCCAATCTTCCATTATTCAGGCTGAAGACAATGTCTTCAGAACCCTGTGAGTATTCCTGAATCAGATGTCCGTTGGACAGAATATAGAAGTCTATAATGCCGCGATCATCCAGGGCTGATTCTGCCCGGACTGCTGCCGCCTCTGCTCTGTCTCTGGAATCTGCGGCGTAATTAGCCGCCTGTACAGCCTGGGTCGTTTGCGCATCTACGGATGCCGCATTCGCCGAAACCTCTGCCGCAGCTAACTGCGTTGCAGAATTAAGCTCTACTACACGGGCAAGACTTGCCGCGGATTCTGTCGCTTTTTCTGTGGCTGTTTGCGCGGATCCGCTGGCACTGGTAGCCGCCTGTTCCGCATTCTGTGCAGACTGTGCAGCAGCACTTACGGATGCGCTGATGTTGGTCACAGCATCAGCGGCCTGATGTGCAGCATCAAATGCGCCATTTTCAAACTGCTGAGCCTGTTCAGCTGCTCCCTGAGCAAGCCGTCGCTCCTGTGACGCCTGTATTGCAGACTGAGCGGCAGCATCACTGGACATCTGCGCATCAAGCTTTCGAAGCAGAGCCTGCTGTGCACTCTCTGCCGCCGCGTTGGCGCTCTGCTGTGCGGCCTGTGCATTGGTCGTAGTCGTGGACGCTGCCTGCAGGAGCTCTGTGATCCAGGGTGTCTGTGCTTCCGGAGCAGTGCCCTCAGTTCCTGGAAGGCTCGGAGCCACCCGGCACTCCCACACAGGAGTCCTGGCCAGAGTTGTGTCTCCATCGCTGAAAACCGCCTGCACCAGTACAGGCTTGTCTACTGTGACAATCTCTGTGTCAGCCAGGTCAGGCGTCCAGATCAGGAGACGCTCCTGGTTGTCCTGATGCACATTGGCAGCCACATAGTACTGTCTATCTCCGGGCCGCTTGACAGTAACTATTCCCAGTCCTGTTGGCCACTGCTCAAGCCAGGGCGCGATGTCAATTTCCACCGGCCTGGCGTTCTGCTCTGAGCGCTGTCCTATCTGGATGTTATACCTTGCGCCCAGTACTTTTAAACGCATCCAACCACCTCCTAATATACCTTAGTCCCGTTGTAGTAAAGGTCCGTTATTTCCACCGGAGTTGCTGACGGACTAGACTTGAAGTAAAGAGTATCTACTTCTACCGCGGCACTCATTGTCTTTCTATCCCAGAATCTCAGGATATCTCCGCGCTTGACGAAGGTCACTCTAGCCTTGCCGTGTGCAGCAGAAGTATGGCCGCCCATGGTATTGGTTGGCCTGTAAGTAACATTTTTAAACGTTACCTGCGGCACGCCGCCAATATACCCGGAACCGCCGGCGCCATTGGAAAAGGTACTTTCTTCTTCGATGGATGATCCGCCGTACCAGCCGCCGCCACCGCCACCGGCATTGGTGTACCGGCCAATAAAACCGGATTGGCCTGTGTTAATAGCAAGAGATCTTCCTTGGCCAAATGCCCAGCCACTTGTCTGCGTACCAGGTGGACAGGTCCCGGAACCTATGTACCGTGTGCCAGCTTCACCGGAATTACCACCGCCTCTTGCACCTTTTCGAATATCCGCATTGGGATCCCCGTTGTCTGCCGCCTTGTGTGTCATTCCACCGCCGCCACCGGCGACGATGAGTACAGCTCCGCGGTTATTACTCAGGCCAGAAAGCACACCGTTCGCAGTGGCGATGTGTGTCGCTCCGCCGCCGCCAGTAGCATAGTAGCCACCCCAGTTGCCTTCACCTATATATCCGCCATCACCACCGCCGCCACCGTTATAGCCGCCATGGACAGCAGCAGGAACAGTAGAGTATCCGCCCACGTTTTCTGAGTGCTTCAGCGTGCCGGGAAATCCACCACAAACAATGTAGATCACGGTCCCCTTTTTGAAGTACTTATAGCCGCTTGAATACCCGCCGTAGGGAATCTGTGTAGGCTGAGAATAGTCTGTAAAGTACCCACCACAGGCTCCCCAGCATTCCAGTCTGTAAAGGCCAGTCCTTGGAATAGTAAGCTGCTGAACTTTCCCGCTGTAGGCGTAGTCCTGGTAGGATCCCTCTTGACTTGTTATTGCCATGTTCCACCTCAGAGATGATTAGGATCCAGTGTGATTGTCAGTGTCGTCCCGCTCAGAGTGAAGATTACACCAGCCGGACCAGTTGCTCCTGTAGGCCCCTGGGGACCTGTAGCTCCCTGGGGAATCCCGAAGGCCAAGGAAGAGGTTTTATTTACTGTATCAACACTCACTGTAACAGTAGGCTGCTGATTTGACGCAAGCTGTGTAGCCGTCGCAGTCATGCTGTCGAAGGTGTCCCGAACATCTGAGGCTGCAGCATTCGCATTGGCCGCCGCTGTATTCGCAGAAGCTGCTGCAGCATTCGCATTACCTGTAGCTGTGTTGGCATTGCCGGTTGCAGTGTTTGCATTGGCAGTAGCAGTCTGCGCATTGGCAATGGCCGCATTGGTATTGGCTGTCGCTGTATTTGCATTGGCAGTAGCAGTGTTCGCATTGGCAGTTGCCGTATTTGCCGCCGCTACTGCCGCTGCACTTGTGCTGCCTGCATTCTCTGCCGCTTCCTGGGCGAGCTGGGCCTTGCTGTTGGCGTTATCTGTCGCGGTACGAATTGTAAGGAGCGCCTCATTAACTTGCCCGACGAGCGCGGCCCAGGCGTCCTGCTGTGCTGGAGTAACAGAGTCCGACGGAGCAGGCCTGTACTGCGGCGTAAAGACTGCTTCATACATCGTCTTCCGCCGGGTGCCGTCCTCTTCTGTGGATCCATAAAATACCAGCACATAAAAGTGCACTTCTTCGTATCTCTGCAGATAAACATCCGGCACATTCGCTATCCAGGCTTCCTTATCATCATCCCACTGAGCCAGGCGGCTTTCTGTCTGAGAATCTCCCTGAAAAGCAAACTGGCATTCTACGGTCACCTGATCGCCGGAAAGGAAATCATCTTTCTTCGCCAGGTCATCCGGAGAAGGCAGGCCAACGAGCCTCACTCGCTGGCCTGTGTCATATTGGTACGCGCCGGTAACCGCGGCGCTGTCGTTGTTTCTGTGGTTGAATGAGGCTGTGATCATAAGCTTCCTTCCTCCTTTTTGCGTCTCAGGAAATCGGCCAGGATAAGAGACTTAGAAGTCTTGACCAGGTCCGCTACAGCGTCTGCTTTCTTCTCGTCGCTCATCCGCTCCCACTTAGGAGATTCCATCAGGCTGCGCAGGCCATCCACCTTAGTAGGCATTCCGCGCTCGCTTCGGTACCGCCGCCCACCATCACCGTTAAACAGCAGGCTTGCATAATCCGCATTCAGCTGCCGCTTCTCATCATCGGACAGCATGACGGTCATTGGTTCCTTGCCAAGCCGCATGCTGGTGGCCATGCTCTTGGTTACATTGAGTTTATAGGCGGATGATGTGATGAGCGCCTGCGGTAGGAAGCTGCTATCATCCATCCTGTAGGACAGGTCAAGCAGCTCCATGACTGCCTGGTCATTCCGCTCTCCGATTGTCATAGTCGGAGAAATGAAGTAATCCAGGAAATCCATCGCGGCATTCTGGGTTTCGTGTCCCCAGTGATAATACCCGGTCTGCACTGCCTGGTTTCCTGCAATGTCCGTCTTGATCGGGAGCATCTGACGCAGGCCCGGCCAGTTCTGGATGACGTTCGCATTCAGCGCATTCCAGACAGTGTCCTGGCTTGCTGTGTCTCTGACATAGGGATCAGTCGCCTTGGCAATCTGCCGGATAAAGGACGGGCTCATAACCTGGCCCATGATGGATTCAGTGGACGATTCAATGAACCGCGTCATGACGCCTGTAGCATCTTCATACCCGCGGAACATGTCATTGATGGTGCTTAAGAAGGTGTTTTCGAAGAGCTCATCCCCTAGATCCATTACAAGTCCAAGGGCCATAGATCCAGCCGTCTCCTCGTTATCCATCCGATTGAACAGGGATGCACCCAGCAGAAGCCCCGTTGCACTCGGCAGAGCCCAGTCGATTTCCCGCTCCTGGCCAAACAGGTCCAGGTGCCAGCCGTAGGCCTCTCCAAGTACGCCGCGCAGGTCCCTTGTCCGCTTGTCCTCGTCATCGTTTCTGCCTGGCTTCAGGATTCCGGCAGCAGCCAGCAGAGCGCCAGCCACAATCATTCCGGTTCCGGTCAGCCCTCTGCCTACACCCATTACAAATTTGCGCTGATCAAAGTCTGCACCTCCGTTGGTCTTACCTTTGTACAGGCCGTCATAGACCAGGGCTTTGGCCAGGCCTGCCGGACTGTACTGCAGCATTCTCTTGGCAATATTGGTTGGCGTAGCAGTAAACGGAAGAATCGTCTGCATGACAAAATCAATGCCCTTGTCTGTAGACCTGGCGCTGTTCAGGGCTGTCACTATGGCGTTGTCTTCCTGGAAGACTCGCTCCAGGGCGCGGAGTGTAGCTTCTTCGTGCCGCTCCTCGCTGGTCATGTCGCGCCATTCGCCGGTTTCCTCATCGCGGATCTGCGTGTTAAGGTCATTCAAGACCTGCATCTCTTCAGAATAGCAGTGCTCATAGAATGGCCGGTCACCGATCTGCATTGCAAAATTAACTATAGTCTCATAGGTATCGAGCCATTTGCTCTGGAAGGTTCTTCCGGTCCCCTGGCCAACGTTGTATTTCCGGCCATGGGATGTATCCGTCTTATCCACGAAATAATCGCGGACCGTTCTGCTGATCTCGTCAGCAAACTCTTTCCGGGCAGCCTTCTTGGCTTCCTTGCTGGCTCTGGCTGTTGTCCGATTGCCGGTATCTTTGGCCACTGCCTTGTCCACCATTTCAGCAAAGCTTGTGGACAGGTTTTCCAGTGGCGCTACCAGCACGTTGGACATGATGTTTCTGGACCAGGTCGATGTCCCGGAAAGCATATTCGCGTATCTCCAGGAATTAAACTTGTCTAGCCTGGAAGTGCCGGTGATATTCGCCTGCGCATCAAACAGCCGGCCCATGGCCACCTTGGATTCTCTGGTAAACGGTTCGGCACCTTCCTCAGTGATTCCCTTGGCCAGGGCTTCAGATGCCTGTGCAAGGATATAGGACATATCTGCTTCGGTGACTACTGCATCTCCCTGCTTCATGAACTCCAGCTGCTGTGTAAGCGTCAGAAGATCATCCCCGCGGGTATCTGCAGGAGTGGCCACTATCGCATGCAGCATGCGCTCCTTAAGTGTTGCCCGGTTGTAATCCCAGCCACGGAGATCTGTCTTCGTCAGGCCGTACTTCCGGATCAGGCCCATCTGAAAATCATTCAGAGGAATGCCCCAGCGGTTCTGTGTGTTAATCGCTCCGGTGCTTCTCTGATTGATCCTGTCATAAACCTTTTGGGCTTCCTGATAGACGTCCTTTGCATGCTTGGATGTGTTCTCAGTTGCCTCTTTCGGGGCTTCTCTTCCGGAAGGCACCTCGTCCTTCTTCATGCCGCGCTTGACATTCTGCTCATTGGCCTTCTTGCCTGCTTCGCCAAGCTGCTGCACCCCATCCAGTTTAGACGGAAGGAACAGCTTCCGGTTCTGCAGCTGACGGCCCTGTTCGGTGCCGACTCGGTCGAAGAGCTCTGCCAGCTGGTACTGCCTGGTGACGTCTCCTGCTTCCTGGGCGTCCCTTATAGCGATAAACATCAGGGCGTTATCATCCGCGCTGAACTTACCAGGATCCAGATTCATGAGATAATTCACAGCGCCGTCTGTGCCCAGTTCCAGGTATTTCTGGCTGGCCCTGTACAGCTGGTCATCATTCGTCTCTGCTTCATACTCACTTCCGGACAGCATGTTCTTCACGTCATCCATGATCACTTCGGAAGCCTGTGCAGTCTTGTTGCCAAACTGACGAGGAGAAGCAGAATACTCGGTGGATGTATCGGTTTCAGTTTCCTGCGGTGCAAACATATCCATATTTATGGAATACTGCTGTGCCGGTGTTGACGCTTTCGCATCATCCACCTTAGCCTGCAGATGCCTTCTCCAGGCTTCCTGTGCTTCTTTTACGGATTTATCAATGACTTCTTTGTTGCCGTACTTCTGTTCTCCGACTCGCATTGCAACATCATTGATAGACACATTGGTCACATCAATCTTCTTGACGGTGTGATAGGTGCCGTCATTGTTGTACATGCTCCGGTCGATCAGAAGCTTCCAGTAGCCTTTGTCTTTCTTGAATTCTGAGAACCTGGGCTTCAGCCCGATAGAGTCACAATATTCTGCAAAACGCTGGCCATTGACGTCAGCGTTTTCTATTGTTGAGCTTGTATCCCAGTATTCATACGGGAAGACATGTTCAGCCTGAGACTTTGAAAGTTTGACGTGGTAGGTTTCCTCTTCGCTGCTGTCCTCATAGAACCGCCTGTACAGGTCTTTCAGGTAATCGTTTCCATCTATGACTTTCTTCTCAGCATCAGTCAGCTTATTGGCCTTTCCGGTCAGAATTTTCATTCTGGCATCCCATGCAGTTTTCTGCTGCTCATGCTTCCCTGAGGCCTCATCTTCTTCCCACTGTTTCACATCTTTTTCATACTGAGAAAGATCAGCATTATATTTGGCAAGCTGCTTATCATATTCAGCCAGCCTATCCGCAGAAGCCTTCTTTCCGGGCGTCTTTGGCGCGGTCGGCTTTGTGGGCTTCGCAAGCTTTGTATCAGACTGGGAATCCGTGTAGTCTCTCGCTTCTGAAGTATCCAGCTTTTCGGACAGAGACTGCAGCATAGAAGAAAGGGTATCCTTGGAGTTGCCGCTGGAATGCCACGGAATAATGAAGTTAATTCGATTGTCAGCCATAGCAAGCCGGATGTGCTCATCATTAAGACCAACCAGAATGCCCTGAACATTGTCATACTTGGAGATCTTTTCGAAGGCCTTATCGGCGTCTATGCCAGTGACGTTGGAAAAGACAAGCGTCTTATTCCCGTTTGCGTCTTCTGTGTATCCTTTTCCTTTGCCCATCAGGGAAAGGTTTACCTCGATACCAGCAGTGGCAAACATGTCCACAGCTTCAATGACTTTGGTATAGAGCTGGCCCTTTGCGCCTGCGGCCTGCATCTCCAGGAACGACATCATGTAATCCAGGCCCCATTCAGGACGGAAATCTGACGTGCTCTGGAAGCGCTGGCCACCGATCAGGTTCTGAGCCTTAACTCGTTTAATGGCATTCTGCAGGGCGTTTTTCTGCTTCTTATCGTCGCCTGTAAAAAATGGATTCTGAGCTTCGGTCCACCGGAGCTGCGCATTTCCATTTCTGCTCTTGACGATATCGCCAATCTGCATCCCGGCATACGGCATGATTGCCTTGCCCATGCCAGCACCGCGAGTATTACGGTATTTCCAGTTCTTTTCATAAGTGGCAAATTCACCTGTCCGATTCAGATCAAACAGGATTTCCTTGGGCGTCGGTTTGAACTTTGGATCCAGCTTGTATGTCCCGTTCTTTTCCTGGCACAGGGCCTGTGTTACCCAGTTATAGGCATCAATGTCCTTGTACTCTGCCATGGCCTTATCCAGTTCCTTGGCAAGACGCATCTTCTCATTTTTCAGGGCTGTGCTTTCTATCTGCTGAGTGAGCTGATCGATCTGTTTTTCAAGCTTCGTTTTCTTCTTTGCCATTTCAGACTTGGCAGATTTTTCATCAGGACCATATTTTCCCTGGGTTTCCTTAATATATTTCTGCACTTCTGCTTCAGGCATTCCGACGAATCTATCCTGGTACTGATCAATACGTCCAAGCAGAGACGGCACACCCATCCACCTGGAGAACACATAGCAGACCGGGCATGGAACTGTAGCCTTATTCCCGGCGAGCTTATTGTAAACATCCAGGACTTCCTCATGAGAAAGACCGCGCTGTTCTTCAAGCATCGCCTTGGAAAGTGCATCCACAATGTTCTGCGTTTTGGAACAGACAGTGCCAAAGTCAACGGTATTGCTGTACTGCGGATCAGAGTTATTTTTGAGAGCAGAGAACATATTGCTGCCTGCGATTTCCCACACCATGGCATGGTCATCGTACTGGGCGCACATGGTGGCCAGGTCAGCAAACATCTCCCGCTGCTTCTTTGCAGTTTCAGCATTGATTGTTCCAACCTTAACGGCCTTATCAATCATTCTGCCTATCGGAGTATCATTCATGTGCTCAGGTGTGATCTTATCCACAACATTGCCGTTTTTATCGACAATCTGATAAGGAGAAGTAATGGTCCGCATTTCGCCATTCACTTCAACCTGACGAGTGAAATACTGCCCCGGTTCAGCTCTCTGGAGCTTGAATCCAGATGCGGCAGCCACTTGTTCGATAGAGAACTGCACGGATGCCGGGTGCGGGTCGTTGGCCATCTTCGTCTTCAGCTGGCGGGTACGCTCTGTCTGAGCCGCATTCTTCAGCGCGGCCTTCATGGCGTCTGCCGCCTTCCGGATCCTGTTGTAGGCCTCAAGCGTGCCGTCCTTCTTTGCCTGCCGGCGTGCCAGGAACTGCTTGATCCCGGAATACAACCGGGCAACCAGACCCTTATGGCCATTGCCGATCAGGTCATTGAAGAATTCTTCATCGCCATCCAGGATACGCTCGACAGACTGAGCTATCAGCTCGTTGTCTGCATTAAAGTTCTGGATGCCTGCGGCAGTGTATGCGTCAGCAATTCCCTTGAGGTCTGCATCCATGGCGACCTGCCGGTTCTGTACGCCCGCATACTTGGCGTCCAGGATAGCGTTCTTAAGGCCTTCATAGCCCTTGGTTCCCTCGAGGAAGTGCGTAAGCTCATGCATTGTGATTCGCCGCATCAGCTCGCCTTCACCCAGGTCACGACTCAGGACCAGACGATTGTTGTTTTTGTCAAAGTATCCCTGCTGTCCTGCCGCAAGCGGGGCAACAGTCAGGTCAATGCCATACCGCTTCTTTAGGTTTGCGGTCAGCTTTTGAATGATTGGAGATGTGATAGCCTGACCGGCCTCAGAGACTGCTTCCTGATACTCTTCACCAATAGCGCCTTCAGCACCTTCAATAAGGCCAGTTTTTTGCGTTTCTACGGGGTTCTCATCGTAGGCGTCCATTTCCTCAAGGGCTTCATTAATCCGGTCAGAGTCTCCAGAATCTACGGCATCAATGAGGTTATCTGAAGCGCGCTCCATGGCGCCTTCACTTCCCAGCTCACTCTGAATCTGGTTATATCCCTCAGTGAAGTTGGCGAAAGCGGAAGCTGCATCTGCGTCGTTCTCAATCTCCATACCGGAAGCACGAAGCGCATTGACCAGGGGAACCGCACGATCCTTCCTGGCAGCACGGTCATCCACATACTGCTTCAGATTGACGCCATACCTGCCGTTCACTTCTTCAATGCTGGAGCCGGTGGCCTCGGCAATCGCCTGGGCCTCTTCTTCAGTCACGGCAATAGGAGCGCTCTTCAGGGATTCCAGGCGTTTATCTGCATCCCTCTGCATGCCTTCCCAGGCTTCCCGCTCTTCTGTCTGGACCTGCCGCTCCTGCATTTCATGGTTGATCTCAACTACCTTATTGGCAATCTTCTGCTTCATGCTTGGGTTAGCAGTCTTGAAGCGCTCCACCAGATTCTGCTGCAGCCTCTGCAGTTTGGGTGTCGGCATCCTCCGGATGTTCTCTGGAGTTGCTTCCTTCGCTTCGGCGGATGCGCTGGGATCCTGGCTCAGATCCGGGACCTGCGCTTCTTCCTGCACGCCGATCTGCCGGTCAGCTTCCGCAGATTCAATTGTCCGGAGCTCCTCGGCCCTGGCGTTCAGGCTCTTCATGACAGCATCAAATCTGGGCTTGATTCCTTTGCGGGTTTTGCTGCCAAGATCATTCAGCTTATTTTTCAGAGCATTTTCCAGTGCATTCAGATCATCCAGGCTCTTGACTTCACTCGCGTCTACAGTCAGCAGATTTCCGATATCCTGCGTCCTGTAATCTGTCTCTGAAACAACTGGCTTGCGCTCGCCATTCTGGTAAAAGTACAAGCTGTCGCTGGCAGACTGTTCTGTCCGTTCCAGGTTGGCCACTTCTTCGGCCCACCTGCCGGCCTCTTCTGTGTCTCCGGCATTCACGGCATCATTCATCTTTCCACGGGCGGCTTCCAGATTCTTCCTGGTATCTGTAACAACCTGTGTCGCCTGGGAGATCATGTCCTGCAGATTCAGCATGCGCTGTGCAGTGGCAGCTCTCTTTTCAGATATGACCTTCTTTGCAGCATCGCGTGCTTTGCTGTATGCGCTGGACATGGCCTGCTCATACTTCTGGCGCTGATCGTCCATTTCGCGCTCATGCTCTGTCTCGGCCTGTGTCGCCTGAGCATTGGCTTCCTGCATCCTGATCAGCTGATCGGCAGTATCCGGAGAAGTGTCCCCTCCATCAATTGCGGTCTGCAGGCGCTCAATTTCCTGAGAGGTAATGCCGATACGCTCCCGGGTAGCTTTCAGCTCATTCTCATGGACCTTGGCCTGCTTCCGGGCCGCAGTCGCATTCTGAATGTCTGTTCTAATCTCGCCCTTGTCTGTGCGCATGATATCCGAAGCATAGTCCTGGATCTGTGCCTCGTCTGCGGCACGGTCCAGCTGATCAGCGATCTTGGGATCATCAGCCATTTCAAAGATTTCCTGCAGAGTGTCCAGGTTCGCCTTTTCCTTGGCCTGCTTGGTCTTTTCCGCAATATTGGCATTGCGTTCTGCATTCACATTGATTGCGTTCTTAACGCCACCCAACAGAGCAAAAGGCAGGTCATTCACCACATTGCTGAGGAATGTATCTTTCACTTCCTGGGCAGCATTCTCGATTCCGGGAAGGACAGAATTCAGGATTCTTCCGTTGACGCGCATAATGCCGGACATCGTCGGCATTTCCTTGAATCCGTTTGTTTCCTTGGACAGCTGTTCCAGGGCGGCATAGCTCACGTCAGCATACAGATTTTCAAAGAAAGTATCATGAATGCCTTCGCCGATCACCGCATCACTGATGGCTTCCTTACCGAAGGCCACAATATTACGCAGTGTTCCGTTTGTGATCTCGGCAGTCTTCATAATGCCCATATGGTCCGCAAGCTTTGTCAGCAGAGACGTAGCACCGGAAGCATTGCTGAGAACATTAATCAAAGCTTCATCTGTTCCGGCATTGGCTAGATAGGTACTGAGTGCCTTCCCTGTGCCGTACAGGTTTGCCATCTTCGGAGAGAAGGATTCTGGATGAGAGCTGGTATAGTCCTTCAGACCTTCCTCATAGGAACCGACATTGTACCCAGTAAAACCGATAAAGCTGCCTATAGTCTTGCCAAGCCAGCTGGCGCCCTGGACATTAAAGCCAGAACCAAGCAGGATAGAGCTTCCACGATTAACAGCATTGTAGGCAACGTTCTCTGTCACTCCGGCAACCTGTCCCATGAGAGGAGTGAAGTTTTCCTGTTGCCACTGGGCAATAGTATCGTAGTTTTCCTGGATGTCTGCTTTGGTGTCGCCCACCCAATTCAGAAAATCATTGTCCATGATGATTCCCAAAGCGAGTGCACTGTGGCCTTCCTCCAGGTATCCTTTGATAGCATTTGCTACGTCAGGATTTGTCATATGGCCTTCATCGATATACTGCAGAAGATCAGCCTTGCACCTATCGTCAGCTGTAGCAATCGAGCCGGTTTCATAGTATTTGGCTGTCAGATAGGCTGCATGCTCCTCGCTATTGGACAGCTGAGAGAAATCATACAAACCGCTAAACCAGGTCATGACCGCACTCTCAGTGCCTTTGGCCACGCCGGTCCCGATCACAGCTCCTGTATCAGACAGAATGTTCCCGAAGCCCTGGCCTCGGTACATCTCCTCAACAACCTTATTGGCTTCCGGATCGATGTTATCGTTGGCCTTATTAAGCCGGTCAATGGCTCTTGCCTGGATGTCCTCCTCTGTCCCTTTGCCGCTCCAGGCATAATAATCCGCAAGGCTCATATCCAGAGTCTTTGCCCAGAGGCTGTCCTCCCGGATAGTGTCAATTGCGGCTGCACTTACAAAACGGTACCCAGTTTCCTTGTCCTGATTCTCCGGAAGATCAGCCACACTCCTGGTAATCCAGTTGTAATCATCGCCAATGATGCTCCCGTTGGTAATGGCATCCGTCAGCATCTGATCATAGATACCGATCTTATACTGTGCTGTCTCGTCAGAATCCGCATCATCAGGATTCAGAGTATTCATATATTCCTGAAGGCGTGCCAGGTCTTCGTCCGTAGCACTGCCATTCTTATAGGCCTGCCTGGAATTCTCCAGGGCCGCATCCTTATCAGCGGAAGCCTGGTCTATCGCTTCCTTGGCCGCCTGCCGTCTCTGGGCATCAACTTCCTTACACTGAAGGATTCCAAGGACATCCGGGTCATTCTCCATGCCAGGCATGCCGTCATTATCAGTGAGATACCAGTCCATGCCGGCACCGGCAGGGATCTCTCCCATACTGGCCTGCTCATCTTCAATCTGACTGATCCTGCTCCCGGGATTGCGCTCCATGCCGTTGATATTGGCGATCAGGTTTTCAGCATGCTGATAAGCCTGATGTTTAAGATCATCCGGCATCTGATCCACGTCGCGCATCAAACGTGTGAATGAACCACCTAAGACATCAGATGAAAATCTCGTCATGGCGTCATTGACTGTGGTTACATTCTTGAAGTTGGAAATGCTCCCGTCTTCGTTGTAATCAAAAAGCTGATTCTGATAACCACCACCTGTAAGACCATACAGGGCGCGCAACCTATCATCAGACTTTACATGTTCATCAAGCTTTTGAGCGGTTTTCTGGTTCAGCTGTCCACCCTGGCCAGCTTTGGCCATGAGCATGGCGCCAACCAGATCATCCTGCTTATCTACAGTACCAAAGGATTCCTGAACAGGGGCAGCAGTTTCTGCCGCCTGAACCGGCTGAATCTCGGAAGAGCCCTGAGCAATGGCAGCCTGTTCATTTTCAGTGGGCTGTTTTGCGCTCTCGTCTTCCTCGTTCATCTTCGGAGCAGGGCTGTACCCTACATCAGTAACCGTACCAGCTGACGCGACATATCCGTTAAAAGTAACTCCAGGCACCGGAGACGGTGATGGTGTAGGCGCCGGGTGCTTTGGCCGCATCCCGGAAGAACCGCCATCAGAGGAGCCTCTGCCACCCTGTGCCTTCTTCTGAGCTTCTTCTGCTTCCGGACTTTCGGTCTTTTCTTTCTTTCCGCCAAACAGACCGGAGACTGCATCTCCTACTGCATTGGCCGCACTGCCCAGGGCACCAGCCACTACACCAGCCGTATCTTTCGCGGCTTCGCCTGCTCGCTCCCAGAATCCCGGTTTCTTTTCCTGTGCTTCTTCAGACTTCAGGTCTTCTGCGTTTTCTTCTTTCCAGGTCAGATAGTCCTTGTATCCAGGAACCTCTGTCCCGCGCTCCATGCCGGTGACTTTACGGTACTGCTCAGTTACCTGACGCTTATAGATGGCCGCCATCCTGGGTGAGGGCTCCATCGCGTCAATGGTCTGCATGAGCTCGTCATAGGCCTGCTGATTCGCTTCGATGTCCTCATAGCTGTTGGGCGGCAGGAACGACGCATTCATGTCATCGGAGAAATCCTTCCAGACCTGACTGTCATAATCAGCGGTCCCAAGGAATTCACTGTACTGAGATTTGTCAAAGACCTTCCCGTAGAATCGGCTGCCTTCTGTTTTGGTAGCCTCTTCCAGGGTCTTCAGGATATCATTCCTGCGCTTCTGGTCCGGCTCCAGCTGGACATAGCGGAGCACGGTATTCAGGTCTGCAGAATTAAAATTGATGGGGCTTCCGTCGGCACCCATCAGACCATAGGAATTAAGCTTCTGGTTAATTTCGTAGTTCGTCTGCCGGAGCTCTGCGCTCTTGTCCTTATACAGCGGATTATCGGCACCCAGAACCTCCTGAACCTTGCTTTCCAGGAATTCTTCGTCGAGTCCGCTGTAGCTGGCCATCTCTCCGATCAGCTTCTTCTTGGCCTCGTCCGTTGCTCCAGTGGAAACAAAGTGAGAGAACTGTTCGATAGACGTGAAATCTTCCAGGGCAATCTCATACAGCTCTCCCTGCTTAATCTCCTTCTTCTGGCCAGGCATCATGCCTTCCCTGGCGGCATATTCATCCTGCTCACGGAGCGCACGCTCTGCCTCAGTCTCCGGGTGCTGAGGCAGATCAATCGTGCCGATATGAGTATGCTTTACTGTGTTATATGCGTCTTCTACACCGGCCTGATACTGCAGGTCATTCTGAGCCCATTTCTGCTTATCCTTATACGTCTGGAAATAGGGATCATTTGCATTCGCCGTAGGAATCTTGGTGGGCTGCTGGCCGTACTGTCTCTTGGCCTTAAGCAGGGCAGAATTCTGCTCCGGTGTGTTGGCCTGAGTGCGTGCCTGAGCACGTGCTTCTGCCCTCTGCGCATTTTCATGCGCCCTGGCTTCCTGTTCGGCTCTGGCAGATTCGCGAGCTTCCTGGGCCTGCGCCTCTTGCGCTTGCCGCTCTTGCTCCTCGCGCTCTTCCTCTTCGGAAATGCCCCAACCCTTTGCTGCCATTTCTGTCCTCCATTATTTAAATATGCTGCTCAAAAAGCTGGTTATGCCGCTCTTCTTGCCGCCTCCGCCTCCACCGCCTTCTGTGACGGTGGTGCTGGTTCCGCTGGTATGGGATTCGCCGGTGGTATCTGTCGTGGCAGAACCCTGCATCTCGCTCCTGGCCTTGCCGGTGGTATCTGTCGTGGATGTACCAACAGTAGACTGCTGTCCCTGGGTCTGTGTCGCACTCGTTCCCTGGGAGCTGGACTGGCCTACCGTCTCGGATCCAAGAGCAGAGCTGATCGCAGTCAGGTAATTCTGGTTGTATTCCTTGCGCTGAGACTCGCGCAGTTCCTGGATCTTGGCCGCCACCTGTGCAGCATAGTCTGTCTTCAGTCTGCCCTGAGTCTCGGCATTCTGGGTGCCAGCAAGAGCAAGCTGCTGATCCAGGTTACGCTGTTGCCTGTTGGTATCCTCTGTAAGCTGCTGGATCACTCCGGCAAGATTCTCGCCCTGCCCTGCCAGAGACTGGAGCAGATAGGAGCTTCGGCCCATGCCTCTGGCCAGAGCAGCATTCTGCACATCAGCCATGTTCTGACCATAGGCTTTCTGCTGTTCGTCTATTGCCCTGGCAAGCTGTGCAGCAAGATCATCTTTCTGCTGTTGTGTCTGCAGATTTTGAGTGTCATACTTCTGCTGAGCCGCCTCAAGACCGGCATTCAGCTGCGGAGACAGAAGATTCCTGGCATATTCTGCAAGCTCCTCATCTGTCTGGAATCCGTAAAGGCCGGAAAGGATGAGATTGGCCAGGTCCTGATTAAGGGTCTTTGTCGTAGCCTGATACGACTGGCTCTGACTCTGCTGTTGTGTCTGGCTCTGTTGGCTTGATGTTGTGTCCTGTCTGGATTGCTGTTTCGCATGAGACTCGGACTCTTGGGTTGTAGTTTGCTGTTCTTTAGTATCGCTATGGGACTTCGAATAGCTGTCCTCGCTGTAGCTCGTCGTTGACGTCCTTGCCATTTATCTCACATCCTTCCTTCCAGCGCAGTTATGCGCCTTTCTAGCGCTTCAATCTCCTGGTCTTTGTCCGCGTCATGCTTCCATACATCAAAAGCGAAACCGCGAAGAAAAAGCACAAGAGACTGAAGATATCCTGCAAGTTTATCGCCGGGCCGCATAGGCGGCACATTTGGCTGTTTATACATTCGCTCACCTCTGCAGTCCGTCAAACGTGTATTCAACCTGCACGCCGCCATAGATTCTCCAGCCGGCGGCGCGGGAACTGCTGTGGATCCGGAGCTTCATCCTGATCCCCATGTTCTGTATTTTGACGCGGTAGTCCTTCCGGCTGTTCGTCAGCAGAACCACCTTTGTTTTGCTCTTTTTAGGGGTAATTACTGTGATCTCTATCGGCATAGCCGCTTCATCCGCCTCTGCCGTAAAGCGCAACACAAAGTCTTTTTTGACCAGCTGCTTGCCCAGATCAAGCCAGGGCGTTTCCCAGATAGACTCTATCGGAGTGTTGTTATACGAAGCGGAATTAGGATCGTTATAGAGCATGACTTCATAAGGAGAATTCGCCTCAGTGAAATAGATTTTCCCATTTATCGCGTAAAAATCTTTCACCTGGATGCCCTTCCGGATCATGAAGGTGCCGCGCAGGATATCGAATTCTATGACCGTATTATTCTCCAGGATGACATCATCCTCATTTTCCCTGACTGCCAGAGCCAGGTAATACACATGCCCGGAAACGCAGGCAGTGGCCTTCGTGTCCATTCCAGGCATTCTCATTTTCATCGTTTCATACAGCGCGTCCTTGGACAGGAGCGCCAGCGTGGATCCGTTATAGATGCCCAGGCCAGCCTGGGACAGGTACAGCATGATCTGCCTGTCCGTGCAGATTGTCCTGGCATAAACCGGGCCGTCTGTGCCATAGGCAGCGGCCAGGGTAAAGTTCCGCGGATCGGTACCGCGCAGCTCAAAAATGGTCCGCTCCTTCATACACAAAAGATAATCGCCGAAGGGCTCGATAGCCAGGAAGCTGTCGCCGTCCCATGTAGGCTGGTTGATTACGCCGCCGCCCATCTCAGGATAGGTTGTATCCGCATCCCAGTCGAAAGGGTTATATGGTTTGCTATAGAAGACGCTGTCAGGATATCCATCAGCACCCAGGCCCCATATACGCTCTGCGTACCGGCCAAGATGAGCAAACTTAATATCCTGGTAATCTGTCCCGATGTTCAGCGTTTTGGGCTCTACGGACAGATCGTCCCCGTAGACAACAATCATGCCATCTTTGGCATTGGACATAATCAGGACATCCACAGTATCACCGTTTCTTACCGTCTCATAGGTGACGGCAGACCAGACAGAGCTGTAGAAATTGGATGCCCTCTCTACCCAGCCGGCAGTACCAAGGGTATATGTGTAGATGCTCCCATGAGCAGCAGCCACATAAATGTCCGGATCATCCGGCCTGGTCCGCCTGTAAAACCTCTCAAGGGTTTCTATGGGATATTCAAGAGTCGGGAAGGCCGGGCTTGTGCCGTAGGCTGTGGCAAGCAAGCCCCGTTCTGTGCGGATATTCTCCGCAATGTACGCATAATTCTGGGAGATATTCGTGTCGCCCTGAGCCTGAAAAACCCCAGTAGGTGTCGGAATCGAAAAGCTTCCGGAGAAATCAGAATCGGAAATTGCCATCCGATCACCTCCTAATAGGGCCAGTTCCTGCTGGTTGCGCGGTACAGGTTCTTCCGGTGCGTTACGCTTCCGTCTGCTACAGGCTCAATGGACTGCATGGCAGACAGGTACTGGCTCAGGTACGGCTGTGCCTGAGACTGCTTGGCCAAGTTGCCTATCGATTTGTACTTGTAACACACATAATCCACCAGCCCCAGATGCGCGGACTGCGGAATCCTGGGCTCATCTGTGTCCTCAGACAGAGGCGGATATTCTATCCTGCACAGCAGGGTTATGGGCTTCTCCCAGTACGAACGGTCATGGATATGGATGCTGTCCCCTTCAGGGTTGACATCCACCAGAAGATCATCTCCGTGTTCCGATTTGGCGGAAATAATGGACCGCACATGCCATCCCTTGATCACGGCATCCCCATGGTCATCCGTTACAATGTCGAAGGACTTCCTGGGCTTCAGGTAATCATTGACTGCCTTCAGGTATCCTTCGTTCACATATTCGACAAAGAGGTCCCGGAAATCATCGATGTCAGCGGGATCCTCGTCTAGCTGGCGCAGAGCCAGCCGCATGATCTGAGCCAGCGTCATGTTTTACTCCTTAAATCTCGCCCGCATTTTCGAGCAGTTCGATCAGCTGAGGCGGCAGATCATAGGACTCGCCGCGCTTAAGATAGAATGCCTGGCCATTGATGGACAGAAAGATCACGTCATCACCGGAACCGGCAATGCGCGGAAGCCGCACTTTAGTGGGCTTGTAATCACCTACACCAATAGCCGCCATCTTGGTCTTCATGTTTTTCTTTGTGTCTTCAAGTTCAGCAGCCATTGCATAGCTGGCTGTCTTGATGCTTTCTGTAGTGTTCAGATTCATAATTACCTCCTAGAAAGAAAGGCCGGGAGCATAAAGCCCCCGGCTTATTGATTAGGCAGTGAATCCGCACTCAATGCGCACGCAGTACTGCGGCTGCACGCACTTGACGCCGAAGCCGTTCAGCTTCCATCCGACCGTGGCGATCTGATCCAGAGGATCGATCGTGCCGGCACTGCCAGGATTCTTCACGATAACCCGCGGAGAGCCGCCCATCAGATCGGTGTCGTAGAAGGCGTCACGGCCCAGAACGATAACGGAAGCGACGTCAGCGGAGCTGGCACCCGCGCCAGTGAAGATCTTGATGTTAGTGGCCTCAACAAGACGCACACCATACAGGCCGTTCAGGCGGCCAATCTCACCGGTGTAGATATTTTCCTTATCCTGGTACTGGGATACAGCCAGGAAACGGGGGTCATCCTGCAGGTCATAGGTGATGTTCGGGTTAATGATGGCAACATACATGCCGCCGTCAAAGGGCTCGGCCAGGTTGTTCTTCAGCTGAACAACAGCCTTGCGGAGCTCGACGTTGGTCAATTTATCCGAAGCGGCCAGACCGGAGCGGGCAGTCTTCCCATTGGCATAGATGACAGAAGTCGCAGTGGCCATCTCATCACGGACAACCTCGTCAATGGAACGCCAGCCGGCATTGGCCATTCTCTTGACCCGGCGCTCGATGCGCTCGTCCAGGTGGACAAGATCCAGCAATTCAGAAGTACGCACATAATCACCGTACTGGGCGATGTTCATGATTACTTCCGTCTCTGACAGCATCTGGCCATTGCCAGGATTGCCTTCAGTGAGCGGCGTGGTATTGCTGGCCACCTTGAGCAGCTTGCGCAGGCTCATGGATGTGCCGTTATTGCGCGGAAAAGGAACATGGGTGCAGAACTGTTCGTGCACCAGCTTGGCTTCCTTGTCCTCAAGAAGAGTGCGGTTATAGTAGCGCTGCATACCGGCAGAAAGACCGGTAGAGCTCGACATATTGGTGTTGGTGGGCGTGTAATCATTAAAAGCGGGCATAGTTAAACCTCCTTAGAGTTTAACCGCTTTGCCCTCCATCCGCATTTTGTGAACGCGTTCCCGGAACGCTTTGAACTGGCTGTCGGTCATGGAATCGATCATATCTGCCATGGAATCTCCGGAACCGGAGCCTGTTGCACCGCGGACAGTGGGCACAGCGCGTTTTCGTGTTGTGTTTTGCTGTCTGGCTGCTTTTTCATAAGCACGCGCCGCCTGACGCAGGGTCATGCCGTTGCGCATGTTACTAATCACAGTCTTGTCGGTGGCGAGTTCCTGGAGCTCATCGTCAGTCCATCCGTCCTGACGCAGAGTCTCAATGTCAGCATTGATTTCCTCGGTCCTGTCTGCGCGGGTACCCTCTCTCGCTTTCAGGATTTCCTTGGCTGCTTTAACACTGATATCCGGATCAGATTTGGCCATCTCCTGAGCCTTATGCTCACGGATCAGCTCCCGCACTTCAGCTTCAGACATTCCCAGATCACGATAGATCTGTTCCTTCTGGCTCTTCAGTGCCGCTCTGATCTGGCTGCTCCTGTCCTCGCCTTTGTTGGCCCTGGGCTTTTCTTCCGGCTGCTGGCTGTCGTCGCCAGATTCTTCCTCGACCGTTTCTTCACCGGACATTACGCTTGCTGCCAAATCCTCAGCGGAAATGACTTCCGCCGCCTGTGTGTCGTCCACAAGCTGTTCCTCCGGAATGGAGGCGACCATAGTTTCTTCGTTCATGTGTATCTCCTCGCCCCTTTGGGCGTCGTCAGCCTTTCGGCATATTAAGCAAGGGGTTTATTCCCCTGTTGCTGCGATGAAAGCAAACCGGAATAATCGACGTTTCCGGGAGCGGGAGCGCTTGCCTGCTCCTGCTGCGACCTTCTGGCAATCTGACCGCCGCCCTGACTTGTCATGGCACGCATGTATCCCTGGTTTGCACGTTTCTGCTGCTCCAGCTGTGCAGTCAGGTTCTCGACCTGGGCCTGCATCTGCTGAATCTGCTGCTGGACTATGGAATTCTCCTTAACCACCTTGAGAACAGAACTCTTGGTCCTGTAGCCTTCCATCAGACCGATCACAGCTTCAGGCGGGAGCGGCTGGCCAGCCTGCGCACAGATCTGCGCACACTGGTTCAAAAACTCGTTGTCAACCTGGAGCTGGAGCGGGTTGCGCTTCTGGACCTGGACCTGTACGGAATAGGCCGGCTTCTTCAGCTCGTCCCCTTCGAATCCTGGAGCGACCAGCTGGATTACCCGGTCCACCATGTTGCCGGTGCTGTCCCAGCCGCCCACTATGCGAATCTTCCGCTCGGGGCTCAGGTACTCGGAAACGTCCCACATGACCTGCTCGACCATCAGTTTGAAAGCCTGCTTGAAGTGCTCGGTGTGCATCCTGGTGATCTTGCCGCCAGCCTCCTGCAGAGCCTGAATGGCAGATGCAGCAGTGACGCCCAGGCCACCTTCGCCGCGGCTGAACTGGTTCTGGCCGCAGTCCTGCTTCATGGCGTCGATCAGATAGTTCATGATCTGATAGACCTGGCCGTTCAGCGGATCCGCCTGGACTGTCTGCAGAATCTCCCGGATGTCGTTTCCTTCGAACTCCACATAGTCTTTGGAGTAATCGCTCACATCTTCCGGATTGATGCCGGCAGAGCGCCGGATATAGGTCTTCGGCTTGCTGGAGACTCTGGCGTTGTCATCGATGTACTTCAGGTACCTGTCGATGGCGTCCTGCTGGGACTGGTAGTCGTGGATCATACCGGTCCCGAAGGGCCGCCTGAACACGCTCCTGTACTTGAACAGCACGAACGGATACAGCCCATGGGCGTAAACGCCCTGCGCATACTCGCCTTTCTTGGGACCGCCGTACTCCAGCTCTGTAGAAAACAAAAGTGCACGTCCGGCCATCAGGGCCTTGTGCACTCTGTTTTTTCTCTTTTTCGCGTCATAGGTCTTGTACCAGAACTCCAGGAGGATTGTGGAATCATCTCCGCCGGGAGCCTCATAGACCGGATCAGAATAATCATCCACCAGCGTGGACTTGTCCGGGCGGACATACTTCCCGTCCTCCGGAAAGTGATCCATTACCCAGGCCACAGTCACCCTGCTGGCCAGGAAGATTCCTCTGCCGTCCTGGATGTTCTCGTAGGCCGGGTCCGGGTAGAAATCCTCCGGGTGGACCGGCATGACATTGACCATGCCGTCGCCGTCCTCCATGTCATCGTCCCAGAAAATCTGGGCAATGCCTGTACCGGTTACAGCGGCGTCCTCCATGATGGAGGCATATGTCTCCGGCCAATTCGCGTGATAGAGAATGTAGGCAACCAGATCAGAGATTTCTTCTGCGACATATGCAGTCTCCTCCCGTTCCGGAAGCAGCTTGGCTTCCGGCATGTTGTCCAGCTGGTCCGCAATCACGTTGTCTATGCAGGAGTTGAGCGTATAGCTGGCCGGTGCCAGCGGATTGGACCTGGCATGGGCCATCTGCCGGGTTAACCTAGAAGCGTGCATTTCCTCATGATCGTCCATCAGCTTCTCCCGATAGAACTCAAAGAGCTGATAAGCCCGGTTCACCAGGGCGCGCTGCTGATCGGTAAGCGGCTGCTCCTCCCATTCCAGGTCTTCCGGTCTTGCCCGGATGTCTCCGGGAAGACGATTGTTCTTAGGCATATCTTGTCCTCTCAATCAATCATCCAAAGGATTGTAAATTTTCTTGGGCCTCGGCACGGCGATCCTGGGCGGCAGAGGCCTGCTCTGCAGGAAGTACCTGCACTCGTCATAGGCGTGGTCCTCGCCGTCCGTGTCGATGTCCTCGACCTTATGCTCGTCATAGACCAGCGTAGGCAGCGTCCGGATGATGGCCTCGCAATTGGAAAAGAAGTACATCATCGGGCGCCCATCAGCATCGAACTTGAGGTATTCATGGAAATTGTTTTTGCCGGCTATCCTGGTGTTGTCGCCTTTTTCGAACACGACTCCGGAAAACACTCTCCGGATCTGCTCCTCGACGGAGACTCCGCGGGACTCGTCAAATATGGCCGGGTCCGCAATGCCCCGGAAATGGATTCCTTCCCGGAATTCCGGCTCAAGCCACTGGGCCAGCGCCTCGCCGATCTGGGAAGGCGTCCACATCAGTCCGACATTCGCCTCGCCTGTCTTGCAGCCATAGAGCTCCTTGTACCGGTACACTCTGCCGTCCGGGTCTACTGCCCAGGCACCAAAGCTGAACGGCCTGGAATACCCATGGTCAAAGCTGATGTACCGCGGCCAGGACAGCGGAATATCAAACGGCTCAATGACATGCGTCCACTTCTGGTCCAGGTAATGCTCCGGATCATTCGTGAACTCAGGAAAGGCCTGCCCTTCAAAGCTGTCCCATTTGCCATATAACAAAGCCTCCCTTAGCTTGGGAGGCTTCATCATCAGTTCAATTGTGTAGTCATCCGTAATATAGGGATTGTCGCGCACTGTCGCCGGAATGTACTGGCAGGTGTACCTTTTGCGGATCACCTTGTCCAGCTCTTCGTCCCGGTACTCGATGTCATGCACGACAATCTTCTGGCCGATGTTCGTGGAATCAACAAAGTAATTCTTCACCCAGCCATGACCGGGACCGCCCGGGTTGCTGGCGGAGCGGACTATAGGCGTCACACCCAGCTTGACCGGAGCACGCAGTCTGGTCCGGATGTACTCGTACATGCTCTGCGAGAAGTGTGTAAGCTCGTCAAAGTACAGCCACTGGATCTGAGCACCCTGGTATTTCCGCTTGTCCTTCTCTTCATTCAGGTGGCAGAAATGCATTTCACTGCCGTTCCTGAAAATGTACTTGTGATCTCCGGCGCGATAGGCCGCAATCTTCGGGTCTATGATTTCCTGCGCAGTCGCGATCAGGGTCTGCTCCAGCTCTGGGAACGTCCGTCGGAACAGGTATGCATGCGTATGCGAAAACTTCGCACACCGCATGTAGGCATCCCAGACCATTGAGTAGCTCTTGCCGCCGCCGGCTGCTCCTCCATAAAGGATTTCCCTGGCGGTGGATTCATGGAACAGGCGCTGCTTCGGCGTCGGCTTGTAGTCAAAAACAATCTCAGGCATCAGGCATCACCCTGGAAGACATCCACATGAAGCGGACAGGAACGGACCGGATCAGTCATCCGGCATGCCCAGCTTGATGTCTTCGTTCCCTGCAAACCGGATCACAATCTCGTTGTCCTCTTCTTCTACCTTGCTCTTGACGCCGGCACGGTTCAGCAGCTCGACGCAGGCATTCTGGATCACGTACTGGTACGGCATGTTGTCCTTCGTCACCCGCTGCTTGGATATCTTGATGATCTGATCTATCGCGTCCGGCGTGGACTCCAGCGCCTTCAGCTGCACCAGGTCCGCCTTCAGCTTCGCACGCTCTTTCCGGAGCTCTACCTTGCGCTCAAATTTCTTGACCAGCTTGACGTTCGAAAGAATCTTGTTGATGGCAGTAGGATTCACGCCGTACTTTGCAGCCAGAGCACGCTGGCTGATTGTGGTCGTGTAATACTGTTCGATGATGTCGTTCCTCTGGAGAGGGGTAAGTTTAGTCTGCTTCGGGTCAGCCATGTCATCACCTCCTGACTGCTTTGGCTGTTAGTAATCGCTAATTTTTGAAGCCTGGAAAATGCTCAAAAAATTTTTTTGGTGCACGGGGGCAAGTCGGGTATGGGGAGAGGAGGCCTCAAATTTTCCGCTACGGGCGCGAGTCCGAGGGCCGATTCCGCCTCCCCCCCTGGGCCTCTTTTTCTGTAGTTTTCACTTTTTTATGCAACTCTCCGAAGATGGAAACAGGTTGTTAACCTATCACCAAAGAAAAGAAAAATAGTAAAACCTCACAGTATATGATAGTCATATGCTAAGAATAGTTGTGCATCTAGCACAGATACTGGACATCTGCCCCTGCTCAGTACATCCCTTAGTGCATCCCTGAGGGGTGCGGCGAGGGGCGAGGTCAGGGGTTCGGGAGGTGTGGCGAGGGGGCCGGGGGTCGGCTCGATCCGGGCGCGATGAAGCCTCATCCCCCGTTCCGCACTATCCTTGCCAGACTGACCTTCAGCGCCGAATCCCCTTTCCCCCTTATATCGAAAGAAGCAGGACATGTGCTTGCCCTGCTTCCCGATGCTATAAGCCTACCAGATAAAAAGTGCACAGTAGTGCAGTCCTCAGAAATATTTCTCATGAAATGCTTCCAGAGCTCTCTCATGGAGGATAAAGGACCAGCGGCGCTCGATCTCAAGGCGGATCATGATATAGGTCCAGCTGCGGTGATCGATGTACCTCAGCTCCAGGAGCCGCTTCAGGCGCTCGTCCTCCATCTGATCAATGGCATCCTGAATCTGCTTGCGCATCAGGTTGAGCCGGTCTATCTCGCCATCCAATTGAAGCTCAAGGTCCACAACGGAGATGGCTGCATTTTCCACATTGGACCTGTTGCCCGTGCCTGATGCCCTGGTCGCGCTCCAGGTGCTGGTTGCCCTGGTGCCGGCCTCTCTGAGCCTGGCTATCCGCTCATAGAGCTCTGTGATCCGTCTGTCTGCGTCCCTGTACTGCCTGAGGACCTTCTGGGCCTCATATGCCTTTCCGGTCATGATCAGCTCTCCTTAAGTTCAGCCACAGTAATCATGATGCCCGGAACATCGGACCAGACCTTCTGGATGTCCTCCATGCACACCTGAGCATCATCCACCCAGAATCCCAGACGGGTCATGCAGTCCTTGAGCATCTTGTTCAGGTTGTCCGTGTCCGGCTTGGAAGTCTTCCAGGCACCGTCCTTGTGCTTCCCCTTATGATCGAACCTCCAGACGCAGGACAGGATCAATGGCCCGGAGAGCGGCTCCGGCGGCTTATGCTCATAGAGGTAATCCATGAGCTTTTCTCTCGCGTCGGCGAGCCTGGCATCCTCATAAACAAATGGCTTGCCGTTCTTGGAGACACCCAGCCTGTGCTCCTGCTGGGTGACAGTAGGCGGATTCATGGAAAGGAAAAATCTGAGCACCCAACTCACCTCTTTCTCATCATCAGCTTCAATGCAGATTCACTGCAGCTTCACTGTCGCTTCAATGTTGTTCACTGTTCATTCTTCTTGTTCTGTTCGTTCTTACTTTTTTTTTGTTCTTCTCTGTTCCGTCCATCG